TTACTGTACCTGTAAGGGTAATGCCGTTAACTGTTCCTGTACCGCTTACTGATGTTACTGTGCCTGTTGTAGGAGTTGTCCATGTAGGAGTTCCTGTTCCTGCGCTAGTTAATACTTGACCTGAAGTTCCAGCAGCAGTAAATGCTGTTACGTTTGAAGCTGATTGATAAGGAATTTGCCCTGCTGCGCCACCAATTAAATAGGTTGCGTTTGTAGCATTAGTAACAAATGTGTTACCAATAGCTGTAGTTATTTGTGATCCTGTAGCGGCTGTAAATGCTGAAGTGCCATTACCATAAGCAAGACCAGTTAAAGTAGCAACGCCTGTACCGCCATAAGTTGCACCAATTACTGATGCGTTCCAAGTGCCAGCAGTTAACGTACCAACGCCTGTAATGCCTGTATATGAGCCACTAATATAGCTTGAGCCTACTGTACCGCTAGTAATTTGACTTCCAGAAATTGCAATACTTGTATTAGTTACGCTTGATACTTGACCTGAAGCGTTTGTAACAAAAACAGGTACGGCTGATGCAGAACCGTATGTTCCTGCTGTGCCTACAGGAGTAATGCTAAATGCTGAACCTGTAAGTGTTAACCCTGTGCCTGCTGTGTATGAACCTGACGTGGAAAAATTACTCCAAGTCATATTGGTAGTACCTAAAGTGCCACCAGGCTGGGCTAAGTTATACCAAAGCGTTCCTGCTTGTGCGCCACCGTCTACAAAAATCATTGCGCCTACATATTGCGCCCATGTAGTTGAGCCTGGTGCATAAGTCCAAGCCCCTGCTGAAGCCACATAAATGCCGTTTTGAGCAGCGTTTGTTTGGTTTTTGACTAGGACTATATTCCCTGCCGCTAAAGCTACACCATCAATTGTTTGAAGCCCTGATAACGTAATGTTGGCTGTAGTTGCTGCTTGTGCAGGCTCTTTCCAACTAATACCTAAAGCAACTGTATCAACATACAGCTTATTAGCAATGTCTGTAGAGCTTGAAGGCGTTGTTGAAATTGTGCCTGTAGTTGTAGCTATATTAGTAAAAACCCCTGTACTAGGGGTTGTAGCACCAATAGTCGTACTATTAATCGTACTATTTGTAATGGTTGCATTAGTTATTGAACCACTTACAGGGACAGTAAATGGTACGCCCTGACCAATAAACGTGTTAAATGTACCGTCTAAATTAAAATAAGCCTGTACAGGCAGGATATTTTGATCTTGCGTTAACGCTGGGCCAGTAGCCATATTAATCCTTAGTTTTGATCAACCATAGGCAATACATACAGCGTATTAGCTGCGCCAATAGCAGTAATAGCAAAGCTAGGCGGTACGGCAATCACGGTAGGTTGTGACATTGAGATACCTAGAACAAAGCTGTTAGAGCTATTTCCACCTGTAGGAAGAACGGCTGCCGCAGCAGTTGTCGTAGTTCCTGCAACGGCTGGAGCAATAGTAATAGCAATAGGTGTTGTACCTACGTTTAAAAAGCCACAAAAGTTCGCTTGATCATTACCTAAAGGGGTAATTGTTACAGAAGTCGAGCTTGCTGTAGTTACTGCAATAGCCGTTGTAGGGCCAACAAATCTATAAGCTGATACGTTTGCCATGATTTATCCTTAAACAGCAGTAGAGGGTGCTGGGCCTTCTAAACGAGTAATTTGAACAGCATACAAGCCAGAAGCTGGTGTTGCGCTACCAGTTGTGCAGTTAGCAAACTGAATTGATAGTACGCCAGCAGTTAAGCAATCAGATTCAGCAATAACAATACCTGTAGTTTGTGCGCCTTGATAGCCTTGAACAAGCACAAAATCGGTAGTTTGTAAGCCACCAACGCTAAAAGTCTGAGTAGCAGAAGTATTTGCGGCTACAGCAGCAGGAGTAATAGAAGGGGTAATATAAAAAGTTTCGTGGGAATTGCCACGAGTTACAGTAGTGCTAGACATAGTTTTTTCCTTTGCAAAGGGGGTGTGTTGTAAATCTACAACTATTTTACATTGTTTTGTGCTTCCCTCAAGTGTTTTCCACAACTTCCTTTAAAAGTTTTGTAACCGATATGACCTAATTCAAATTCAAGATTTGCCCATACTTTGCCACCTATATCTATCCATCTTTGGCAAAAGCTGAAATCTTCACTTAAACGATTGCCGTCAGGAGTTTCATAAGGGTCAAATACAGGCCAAAATTGACTGTTTTCACTTACGCTACGCAATGTTTGTCTAGGATATGCCTCAATCATCTTTAAAGCACAATCTTTACTAATTTTTAAAAAACCACCAGGAAGCCCTAAAACTTCCATTAATCCTGTTTCAGGATCATTACGATATTCTTCTTTTTCGGCAATTTTAAAAGGCCATTCCATAGGCTCTTGCTTCTTAGGGTAAATACCACCTACTACATCTACAGGGTAATCAATTAACTTAATTAATGCTCCTGGCTCCCAAAATACGTCATCATCAACAAAAACTAGCGTATCGCAATTAGAGCGTACAAAAGCACCAAATAATGCTCCTCTTGATCCTGCTATATCGCTATTTCCAATATCTTCTGCAATGCAGAATTTATCGCCACGACCAATAATATTGATAGCATCAAGCAAAATAGACCGCATAGTAGGAAAATGTACCTTTGCTGAATAGCAAGGCATGGCAATCATTACATTTTTCATAAGCCCCCTCAGAATGTTAAAAACCCAACCTTTTTAGGGGTTGGGCTTCTATTTTATAACAAATTACTGTGCTGACAAGTCGTAACCATATACATATACGTCAATTGTGCCTGTTACAGCAGCAGAAGATACGTTTACATACAAAGTTTGAGCAGATGTTGCACTAGCTGTCAAAGTAGCAGCTACAACTGATGCGTTAGCAGTAGTTGTGTTAGTTGCTAAAGCAGCTTTAGTGTAAATTGCAGTACCACCAGCCGATAAAGCTGTGTAAACACCTAAATAGGTGCTACCTGTGGATACTGCTGCACCAGCGTTGTTACAGTTAGCCGTAATAACGGTTACTGGTACATAGTTGGTTACATCAATTACGTTAACTGCGGTATCACCTAAAGTTGCCAAGCTAACACCTTGAGCAGTTGCGATCAAACGCAATGCTTGGTTAGAGCCTAAAACTTGTGGGTGAATCGAGGTAGTTACTGCTGGTCCTGGATTAGACATTATAGTTTCCTTTCGTTATTAGTGATTAAGCTGCAACACGGCAAGCGAGTTCAGGATACAAATTAGCCCAACCATACAGAACGTCTAAACGAGTAGGAATAGAGTCATTGTTAATAGTGTATTGACGAACTACACGCATTGACAGACCAATTTCTTTATCGCTTGCACGACCTGCAAAGTGAACACCCTCTGGCAACTCAAGATCGGCTACTGCTAGAGTAAACGCATTGCGGTGCATGATGATGTTTTGTGGGGAAACAGTACCAGATTGGTTAAAGAAGTTAACTGTAGCTGTTGACAGAGCAGTAGGAATAGATACGTTCTGGAACTGACCAGCAGTAATAACCGCAGGGCTTACGTTTACAGAAATAGTACCACCTGAACCGCTAACTGCTGTATTAACTACAAAGTTACGCAACTTGTTTGAACCATAGGCTTGACGGTTTTGTGGGTTAACTGCATAAACGCCAGCGATTGTAAATGTATCGCCTTGATTTAAGCTAACGCCAGAAGTTAATGTCAAAGTGATGTTAGAGTTAGAAGCCCAACCACTTGTCAAGAAACCGCTTGAACCAGTAATAGTTGCAGAACCAGCAAAGCTACCAAATTGGTGAGCTACTACGTTCTGATCCATTTTCCAATTCATACCAGCAGAGTCACGACCCATCAAACCCTTACGATACTGTTCGCCAATAGCTTCTTGTGGCACAAATAGGCCTTTCAAACTGTCAACGATAGTAGCGGAAGTGAACGGCTCAACGATACATGATCTACGACCATCACGAGGTGCGCCTTCAGAGTCAAGGTAAGCAGCAGCCGTCAAATAGGTAATTAAACCTGTTGGGGGCGTACCAGCAGTACCAACGATGTTAGCTGTGTTGTTAGCAGCTTGCAAAGTACCATCACGGTCAATCTTGTTGGCGATAGCAGCTACAGCAGGCTTCAATACACGATCAGAGAACATATCTAAAGACAATGCCAAATCTTGTGTTGTGAACTGTGTGTCAACGTGGAACTGTGTAGAAAGGGTTACAGGTACTGAAGTTTCTACAAAATCTTCAACGGACAAAGCGGGGCCTGTTGTACCAATGAAGCGACCTGGTTTACGTACATTGACTGTATTTCCTATCTTGCCTCCAACAACAGAAAATTGATCATCATAGTTACGATCTACTTCTGATGTAAATGTTAATTCGTTTTCCAAGACCATCAATGCTTCGTTAGTGATCTTGGAAATGGTTAGCAAATTATTTGCCATGATTTATTTCCTTTATTAATATTGGGTTTATCAGCGTATCCGTTTAGCCTGTCTTGCAGCTTTCCATTGAGCGTATGTGCCATGAAATGCGCCATTTCCGTCAATGAGAACGTCAGACGTTCCTTTTCCTGCTGTGATTGGCTTAATCGGTGCTGGTGCTTTACTTCTAGCAACAGGTTCGCTTTTCTCAATAGGAGCTTCTTTACGCTCAAATTGAACTTCCAATTTCCCTAATTCTTTGAGTGCTTTATTAGTCGGCATTGCTGCCAATTTATTAGCGTAATCGTCATCTGATGCTAGGTGATATAGGATTTGTGGGCCTACATCTGATTCTAGGATTGCATCTCGTACTTCATCTCGTACTTGTACATTGCTAGAAGCTACCATCTCGTCAAAATCAGGAAGATCAGCTTTAGCAGATTCTAGTTTTGCAGACCACGACTTGATTACTTCGTTTCTCTGCTCATCTACTTTGCGTTGCTGTTCTTGTATATCACGCTGTTCTAATGCCTTTTCTGCGCTCCATTCAGCTAATGCTTCAGCGTATTCAAAAGCATCATTAAACTGCGATGCTTGTGGTTTTTCGCTGACAGGATTAACTTGTTGAGGTGCAGGGGCTTGTCTGCTCTCAATTTCTTGTAAACGTGCTTCTAAGTTTGCTTTGTCTGCCTCAGCTTGTTTGGCTCGTTTTGTAAGCTCAGAAAATCGTTTTTCAAGTTTGGGATTTTGTTTAGGCTTGTCTGTTACTTGCGCTTCATCTTCTGCCTCTGGTTCACTCTCAGCTTCAACCTTGATTGTTGGCTCTGAATCAGGAGTTTCCTCGACTGCTTCAGCCGCAACAGGGGCTTCCTCACTAGCTAAACCAAGTTTATTAGCAGTCCATTCCGCTAAATTATCACTTGTTACGACATTATCTGCCGTTCTTACATTTGCTTCTGACATGGATAACTCCAAGAATTAACCCAATGAACCCATTGGTAGGTAAATGCTTTTATAACATAAATGTCGTTTATTTACAACATTATTTCATTTTGTTTTTTATGTATTCTTCACGATTTTCTGAAGTAACAGTTTCTCTAGGTAATTCTTTAAATAAGTTTTTTTGACCACCAAGATTTACTGTTTCACTATAACCATGTTTATCTTTGGTAATAATGGCATCATGTCCAGCTTTTTTAACAGCTTCAGACAATTTTTTCCCTGTCAAACCACCAAACTTTTCAGATAAATCTTTTTTCCATCCTTTTGAATCAGTAGATTTATGTTCTAAATGCAATGGATTTTTAAAAGAGATAGTGCCAGATTCCCAATGTTCTGTTGGTGCTTTTAATTTAAAACTTGGGTCAATATTCATATATTCCCCATGCGGTTCAATTTTTTGCCCATAATCGGCAGATTTATCGTAATTTTCTTTACTTAAAGATTTTGTATTTCGGTTGTAATAGAAATGGTGCATTTTTTATTAAATAGCCCTTTCTGTAGTTTCTGCGTTAGCTAATTCAGCTTGTTTATGATCCATATTTGCAAGCAATATAGCTACTTGCGCTTTTAACTGCTCTACTTCTAATTGAGTCTGAGTCTTAATAACTGTGTCATGCGCTTGTGTATCAGTACGCATTTGAGTATCTTCACGCTTAACATCTAAACGCATCTTCTCACGCTGAGTTTCAGCTTCTTGTACTTGCTGTTGAACAGTAGCACGATATTTCTTATCCATTTCTTCAGCTTGAATTTGCTGTTGAAGCTGTTGAATCTGTTGTTTGCTCTGAGCCAACTGCATCTGTACTTGTGGTGGAATTGGTGATTTATCATCAATCTGCGCCATAGGATTAGATGCTGCAAGTCTGTCTGCAATGACTTCTGCGCCTGGGAAGTCCATGTTGCGGAAGATTAGATCGCCAGCAGTTTGCATCAATGTAGGATCAGCACCTAATAAGCCCATCATAGAATCTACGGCTTCTTGACGTTTAGAATTGTAACCAGGGCCTGTTTCCATTACTACGTCATATTCGCCTACAGTTACATCGTTTAAGACCTTAGACACGCCTTGTTCGTCTTGACCTTGCTCGTTAATGGTAACCATATCAGGCTTACCATCATCGCCAATAATACGCATTACACGTTGACGGTCATAGATTTTAGGGATTAGATCAAGAATAATGCGACCTGTATGACGTATTGAGCGAGTCAAATTGTCATAGTAGTGAAAGTTAGTCATATCAGCTTGTTGCTGTTGACCTTGTAATGCTTTGCCTGATTGTTGTCCTTGTGGCAATTGTCCAGGATCAAAGATACCTACTACAGCCATTAAATCTTGGTTCATGCCTTGTAATGCTGACATAACACCTGCTGGTGGTGGTTCTGGTTGTAATCTTACAGGCGTTGGTGCTTGTCTGCCTTCTGTGTCAGTTTGCTTGTAACGCAATACAGGCATAGCTTTAATATTAGCCATTGCCCATTCATTTTCGTGGCCTTCGTCTTGACCTTCAGCAAGCAACCATTTAGCTTTAGGAGCTAATGCTACAGTTTCAGTCAGAGCAGTAGCCCAGTAGTTATACATACGCTGTGGGTCTTTAGCCATACGAACCAAGCCAAACTTCTTATGCTTGTCATCAATTCTGACTTCTTGACCATATACAGGCACGATTGGGATGTATTTACCAGCCCATTCGCCTTCTTCAAGGATTTGCATAGCTGTTAGCTTGCACCATTTGATCTTTTTACGCCAAGTATCACGCTTATCAATGACTGTAATTCCTGCGGCAGCCAACACTTCTTTAGATGGCATTTCATCGCTATAGCCTGTAGTGCCGTCTGAAAGCTGAATAATCATTGCTTTCTCACGCTCAGTATAGAAATACTCAGCTATGCGTATATCTTCCTTTGTAACCCATTCCGACTCCGTATCGCCTGTTCCTCTACTGGAAAATCCCTGTACGTCATCGGCATCGGGATACATCTTGCGGAACACGGCTTTACTGACAACCGTTGTAACAAGGCACTTTTCAGCATCGCTGCCGTCTGGTTGAACAGAATTAGGGTCAAAATAAACGCTAAAAGGATTTTCAATGCGCTTAATGTAGATTTCTTGGTCAAAGCTATCATCCTTAATGTAGTCTGTAGTGACACGCCAGTAGCCCCA